CTTTTGCGTTTTAGGAACAGAGATAACCCTAACGGGCACCTCTGCTTCGGGATCTAGCGATGTGATCGTCGACAGATGATCAGAAAATCGATCATTGGGAAGGATATAATCCTCTGAAGGAAAATACACTTCCAGACGAGAGGGCCAGGTACGCTGCCGATACTTCGTGTTTCCACGAAGTTTATCTGCAGTGGCACCGGGTCCATGCTTTGGCAAAAGTTGCCCATCTAGAATCAAATCATCTAGAGTTGGCAACACATTACCAAAGAGTAAGTCGCCGACGCGTCGGAAATCGTCCCATTGCTGGGACGAGATCTTAGCGTCTGCGTCTCTCACATCGCGTTCACACTGGATATATCCAGTCATCGCTGCCTTGAACCTACTATTGCTAGTAGGCAAAAGCACCTTTCCAAACATCAGTGTTAACTGACGAATCGAAAAGATTGCACCGACTTCTGGACAATCCAGTAGCTCACCACTAGACCGGTCGAACACACGATCGAGGAAACCCTTAAGGAATAAGGGAGACCTGCCTTGCCAGGTAAAACCCTGGAAAAGGTTGCGATCAACACACCCACGGTCAAGACTTTTTTCGAAGTCTTTTCCGAAGGCGGGTAGGGTAATCGTTAAAAACGAGAACCCCTCGTGTTCGAACCGACTCTCGACATATTTTATGTCTTGAGTGGCGCTAGTGCTACACCATATCGCCGAATCTTCGGCGATCTTTTTCCAGAGCAACATTAGGCTTTTCAAAAGCCCTCCTTAAATAGAGGTGTCTTTTCCTTAGCCCAATGCCATCGGGATCACTGACTCATTCTAAGCGATTCTAGAGATAGCAATCGATTTTAGAAGAAAGCCAGAGGACGAAAATGGAACAGATCACCATCAAGATGACCTGTACCGTTACCAGTAAATAGGTAACGAACCGAAAAGAGGCAGAATTTGCCCACTTCGGTACGCCATTGTCGTCCAGCATGTTCTCTAGTTCTCGCCGTTGATCAACTTGTTGACCACGGCATAAGAACTCGCCGCGAGGTAGTCAGACAGAGCCTTGTAAAGGTTCAGCTGCTCCGTAGCGGTGAATCCAACCTTCGGTACGTCAATTACGACGTACGCGGAGGCACTAACGGGGATATTAACCCCGGTAGTAAGCGGATCTGCAGAGAACTTGCTTTGATCCAGACGAACCGAGCGCCTCGTGCGCCTACCATAGGCGTGTGAAGCGGTCAGGTCGAATAGACCAGCCGCACCACCCGTATCAACGTGATACTTGCTGTTATTCTGTCCCACAGAAATGCGGGGCAGAGTCAGCGCGATCGCGTTGTGGGTGATTGGGGCAGGGTCGGTCAATGACATGAGCATTGCTCCTGTTCTTCGGCAACAAATTGCCGATTGTTTTGGTTGACGCTAGTGCTTACGCACAAGCTAGGCTCCCTTGGAAAGTCCAAGGGCTCCAGCAATGGCAACCTGGAGGGGAGACAAACCCTCCCAGGTAACACCAAAACCAAAGGGGTTAGCTTGCCTTCTTTTCTTCGTTACTGATGTAACGACGAGAGAAGGTACGTCAAACGGCGGCTTAATATCCGTCGTTGGAACGTAAGTATAGGTATGTTTAATCATGGATGTTTCCATGATGTACCCATACTTCATAACCAGACCGAACTGGACACGATCCGAGATATTCGATAGAACATCTTGGGCGTTCGTGAACCAGTCAATGGCCCAGCTCCAGGGAGTGAGTTCCCAGAGTGTTTCTGGGGTCAAATTGGTGCCGAGAAGTTTCTCGGCTTCCAGAGCGTTCCTTGCCATTTTCGACCGGGAGTCATATCCGGTCGGAAGGTGGTAAGTAAAAGCTCCGGAAAACCAACGTGACCGCTCCGTCTCCACGGTGCGATACACAGTCCCGCGGCCTAGGACATCAGCCATCCACGTTGAAGACCCCGCAGTCCATGGGGGTACATTCGTTGCGTGGATGTTTGAGTCCGTTGACCGCACTGTATCGAAATAGTATTGACGTCTGACCTGCTTACCCGAGTCACGCTCAAACTGTCTAAGGACAGTGTTTGCGTGTTTAATGGCCTCAGAATGTTTTCTGAGATCACTAACAAGGGGAAGCCACCCGAACGTAACGTTCAGGAATTCGTCACCTACGGAACGTAGGAAACGAAGGTCGCCTTCGAGGGATCGAAGAATCGGGAGCGCCGGAAGGCGGTCCTTCATCAATTCACCCATGAAGGTAGCGACGTTTGCTATTGAGTTAGTGGGCTTACATAGGGCGACAGCCGTAGAACCAAACGAATCAAGGACAGTATTACTACTGGCATTGAAATCGGGAGGTAGAACAGCTGTCGGATTAACCGACAGAACAGGACCTGTATAGGTCCTGGTGTCGTATGGCCACGGTCCATACGTCTTAGAAAAGCTCTGTTGCAAACTTGTGTTTGCACCAAAGTCAGTTCTTTGAGTATAGAACGGGCCACCTATGTCACCATCAGGTCGATTATTCTTCCTGAATGGATGCCCTTCGGACTCAGTATACTGAGTCCCTGCAGGGGAAGGCGGGTCGTAGTCCCAATATACCTCATCAACGGTTTGTCCGTTTTGATACAAACGGTGACCAGTTGATTTGGAGTGGCCGAGAGGCCACACAATGGAACGACTTCTCGTCTTCATGCAGGATACAGAGCTCCTTTGGAAATGAACTTACTCATTAGAGTAAGGGTGTCAATGCACTGCGTCGGCGCACACCTCTCGGTGT